AGCAACACAGAAACCAAGGCCTTCCTACGATAGCTAATCGCAAGAGTTACAAGGAGGGATGCGCCGAAAAGGCGCAACGCGGGAAGGGACGGCCCGCGCGAAAAGTCCGGAACGGTACCGGACCGGCTGGAAGGAGTCTGCCAGCCGAAAATTTGCGAAAAGAACCCAGTCGAGTCCCTCCAGGTCATTATCAATCTGACTATGACCCGAATTACTTCATACCTATGAACGTAAGTGCGGAGATGCAGCGCAGGATCCGGGCAGAGCCCAGCGACCGCGTTGACACTTTCCTGCACGGGATTCGACTTGTACTTTCCCATCACGGAGCCCCATCGAAGGTGATCGCCAGCTTTACAACGCAGGCGACAAAGTATCTTCTGGTCCCTGATGAAGGAACCTTCCTCAAGAGGGCCAAGTACATGATCTTGCAGCCCGCTGCAGCCTTTCTGCGGAACGAGCCCCCCACGGAGCCCGATCTTCCTTTTGTAGCTTCTGGACACTGGCGACGTTGGAGTCGTCAGCGCCTGAACAGCTTCTCGAAGAAGAACGTGCACCTGTGGTACTCATTCCTGCAGTCTAAGCGCGCAGCCGCGCCGGTGTCTAAGGAGATTGTTCTTTCGAACTTCCGGAAACACCGAGATCAGATGCTGGCCCCCGACCCTATTCGGGTTCTCGAGGGTGGAGAGGAGCTGTTGAGCCAGACGATGGAAAGTCTAGCTCCAGTTCTTCGTCGACTTAGCCGTGAAATAGCAGAGGATCTGCGTGATCTCTTCCCGGAGCCGTGGCTCGCCGTCCATAAGGCCAGCGAGTCGGCGTCCCTGGAGTCCGGTCGAAAGACTGGGGGCCAGGCGGGATTTATCCGCAACTTCATGACGGAGTCGGGAAGCTTGAGAGAGAGGGAGGAGGTGGATTTTATGAACGTGCGTGATGATGTGACGCGTCGTGGTCGAAAGACCGCTTCGGGGAACGTCGAGCGCACCTTGATAAGATCTGGGGAACTCGACCGTCTTCAGACGGCGCTCAAGCGAGAGGTTCAGAAGACTACCTCGATCCCGCGGTATACCGCGAAGGTCGAAGCTGTCATCGAGCCTTTCAAGGTGAGGACGATCTCAAAAGGACCGTCCCTGCCTTATTTCCTCGCTAAGCCCGTTCAGAAGGCGATTCACACCAGGATGAGAAGAATGGACTGCTTTAGATTAATTGGCAGGCCGTTCGACCCTACCGACTTGATGGACTTGACGCGAGCGCAGAGGGCGCTCCTGGGGAGAGAGAGTCTCGACGATCAACAATGGTTATCGATCGACTACTCGGCGGCGACTGACGGCCTCTCGGCTGAATTGTCGTCTGAGATTATGAGAGCTCTGTTGAACAGCCTTGCGCCGCTCAATCTGAACTATTATAACCTCCTCCTCGGGGTCCTCGCGCCTCACCGCGTCGTGTACCCGAAGGTCGAAGGGGTGACGCTCGAACCGGTCGACCAGCAGAATGGTCAGCTGATGGGGAGCGTCCTCTCATTCCCTGTTCTCTGTCTCGCCAACCTTGCGCTGTATCTTATTGTACGGCGCTTCTACCACCCTGGTGCCTCCGTGGCAGAGCTACTCGCCGCCGTCCTGATTAACGGCGACGACATGCTCTACATCGGAACTGTGCACGAGTGGGAGCTGCACAAGGAGCTCGGCCGACGCCTCGGACTGTTGATGTCCCCGGGTAAGGCGTATATTCATCCTGTCTACGCGAACATTAATTCAATGTCCGTCGTCTATGACTTGACGAATGTACGCTCAACGCCTCGGGTAATCCCGTTCTTGAACGTCGGCCTGATGGTTGGTAACCACAAGGTCATGGCGCGCGTCGGCGGCGACGACGAGGAGCTCCAGTCTTCTCCGTACATCTCTGTGATGAACGAAGTGACTAATGGGGCTCTTCCGGGCCGGCAGGGCGATGTACTTAAGCAGTACATCGCCATGCATTCAGCCGCAGTGCGCCGAGAGGCAAAGGGCAGGAATCTCTTCATGCCGATCTCCCTCGGGGGCTTCGGCGTCGACCGACCGTTGGGCATAACGACGAAGTACACCGCACGTCAGCTTTCATTGGCTGATCGCGCGATTCGTCGCTTCCGCTTCCTCCGACCGGATCAGAGACCGCTCCCGTATGGTCGAGCGGTTGAGGAGATTATGGATAGAAAGTCGACCCCATCCGCGTGGCGGACGACCCGGAGCTCGAGAGCCAGAAGATTCGTGAGGCCACGCCTCTCTTCCGGCCGGAAATG